TTACGCCGGATGCGTTGGTCACTACGTTTCGGGATCGGACCCGGCATGAACGCCTCCTGGGCTGAAGCCAGCCCCAGGCTGGCGATTACAACGAACCGGGATGACGTTCCCGTGGACGTTTCCTGCGAGCCGCAAGCTCGCGGCGGCGAGCATGACCTTCCGCAGAAGACTTACGCGCATGGCAAGCGCGGTGAACCGGACGAAGATTGGAAATGTCATCCGCACCCCCCGCATAACGGGGGGTGATGTGGTCAACCTCATCAGCCCCAGGCTGATGACAGATCGAACAAATGTCAGAGCCGCGCAACACGCGGCGACGAAGAACACCCCAATTCGCCGGTAACGGCGAAGAACCAGACCAACCCACAACAACCACCAATGAGGTAATCTTCAAATCAACGAAAGGAGGAAAATGACCAGCGAAACATTCGCACCGAAAGGTGCAGGTCACTTTCTTTCTTTTGACTGTTTAACCGACGAGGGTACGAGGAGGTTAAACAGGTTTTCTTTCTTTCCACTAGCCGCCCCTCAAAGGGCGGCTTTACCTAACAATGGTGCCGCCGCTTCGGCGGCCAATAGGAGGTCGGGTAGAGGTCGGTCGTACCTCCCTCCCTCTACCCTTTACGTAGGCGTTAGATTTTCCAAAACAACCCACAAAGTGACCAGGATCACACCACCAATCACAAAACCCCAGGTCACCAACCAGGCACTTGACACCCGTCAAGTTCCCAACCCGTACCGATTCGAACACCCGCATAACCGGCCGGTCGAACGCGGGGGCGTGGGGGGGTTAGGGCACCCTTACTTAGGGTTGCCTTGCCGGGTGCTGCACACCCGGCAGGGCAGTGCCACCCCCCGGCCGTGCGGCGCTGGCACTGCGGAGAGCAGAGCGCCCGGTCCCGTGCCCCTGTGCCCTGTGCGCTACCCCCTGCCCTGTGCCACCCCGGTACCCCCTGTGCTGTACCCCCGTGTGCGAGTGCCACCCGGCACTGGCATGCCACCCCCCTGTACCACCTACCCCCCCCCCTGTGCGGGGGTACCTGTGCCACCCCCTGTGCCGGGTGAGGGGGTGGTACTGGTCTAAGTATCTGTAACCGTGAGTTACGGTCTAGATGGCTCGTAGAGCCATTTACCCCCCCTGTCGGGTACTGCCTATCCACCCCCCTCGCGTTCGTTATTTGTGCTGGTCAGAGCGTTATTGCGATTCACAGCGTATTCTCAGGAACGCTGTGACCTGCGCTTGCTGTGTGGTGCGGGGTGGTTTGCGCTGGTCAAGTGCCATTTTGACTATGAACGGTGGTGCGGGTAGCTTTCGGGGTGTTCGTTTCTTCCGCTCGCCCGGCCGCATCGCGGGGGCTTGAGCCACTAGCACCACCCGGCCGTAGCGGCCGGGGTACGACCCCCGACCACGGGCATCGTCGCGAGACGTAGCCGGTCGGGACTGCCGGGTGATCCGGCGAACCGCGTGACCTGGTTAGCGCCCCTGGTAACAGGGCAAGAGCAGCAGGGGCGCGACGTGCGATATCACGAGCGACACCGCTCGCGCTGAATCGCAGATCACACTGGGAATCTCCCGCACCGCTAGGAACGGGTGCGAAGCACTAGCCAGTCACTACTGCGAGAGCGAGAGCGGCGAGAAACGCCCTTAGCGGGCTAGCCCTACGGGATGCACGAGTGATTTACCCGGCGGTTCCAGCGCCGGTGAGAGCGGTGAGAACAGGCGAGAGCGGCCACGTATTTCGGGTGGTGCGGCGTGCCTGTTCGTTGGGTTCGATTCCCGCACCGCTCACTTGACTATGAACCGTCAAACGAGAGGACAACATGAGTAATCGCAGACAACGTCACGCCGCAATGGTCACCGCGCTCGCCAAGCGCGGTATCGACCCGGTCAAGCTAGCCATGGTTGGCACTACCAGTGACCGTGTCAAGACAGGCACCGTTGCCACCCCCCGCAAAGTGCTCGTGACAGACCGGCGTGTCACGGCCGGACGTAAAGAGTCCGCCATCACGGAGTACGCCCAGAACAGGCATGAGTTCACGGGTGATTACGTCCGCCGGACACCCGTCAAGCGTTCACCGGTTGACAACGGTGCGAGCAACCACGTTCGTATCGCGCAGATGCCACGGGGCACTAAGCCCGTGTGGCGCTAACAGGAAAGTAGGCAAGCAATGGCTTGGAACGGGTACGCAAACACGGGATACGTGAGTGAGCGGGATTACTTGCTCGCGAAGATTTCAGAGAATTCTGACAATTGGACTGGCGAGTATTTCGCAAGCATGCTCGCACGGCTTGATAAGGGGGTGAGCGAGTGAGCCAGCAAGTGCGCGTCTACGTCGACGGCCGGGTGTACGTCGGCCGTGGCAATAGCTACGTCCGCGTCAAGTGATGATCTTGACTATGACCGTTCGCTAGTTGTTCCTGCCCCACGGGGCAGGTTCATCTGTTCGTTCGTTCAAATTGGAGAGGAATCAGGAATGGCTACTGAGCGCATGATCATTTGGGAGGGTCCGTCAGAGTTGACCGGCGAACCCATTGTGGTTCTCGCTACCGGCGTGCCGACCGCTAGCACCCGCAAGGCATCGAAGGCATCGAACAACGTCAAGACCGGCGACATGATTCAGATCGCGATCTTGAACCGTGACGTTTCGCCTACCGATGCACTCAAGACTGGCGAAGACGTGAACATCTGCGGCGGGTGTACTCACCGGTCGAAGGCATCGGGTGGTGTCGGCGATTGCTACACGCATAAGAATCTGCGGCGTGGGTTCGCGCAAACGTCGACCTGGAAGTCTCACCGTGCGAAGGGTTCGGCACCGTTTCGGCTTGAAGCGTTCACCGGCCGCAAGGTTCGGTTCGGTTCGTACGGTGATCCTGCGGCTGTACCGTTCGCCGTTTGGGACCGTATCCGTGAGGTCGCTGAAGGCGTGACCGGGTACACGCACCAGTGGAAGACGTGCGACCCCCGTTTCGCTGAGTTGTGCATGGCGTCGGCTGACACGGTCGAAGAGCGGCGTGAAGCACGGCTGAAGGGTTACCGCGCTTTCCGTGTTCGTCTGGCGACTGAGGGTCGGTTGACCGGCGAGGTGGTTTGCCCGGCGTCGGCTGAGGCAGGTTTCAAAACGGTGTGCGCTACGTGCCTGTCCTGTGGTGGTACGGGTAATGGGCGTAAGCAAGACATCGTTATCGTGAAGCACTGATTTTTGACTGTGTACTGACAAATAGGAAGAGGTTTCGGCTATGGCTATGGAATTTCTGCGGGGCGAGGAACTTGAGCGTGCCGATGCGTTGCAACGGCATATCACGCTCGTTATGGGCATGGCAGAGCGTGCGGAGGGCACCCGGTTCGCCAACCGGGTGCCGCGTCTGCTGGCTGCTGCTGTGGCGGCGGAGGAAGAGCTTTCGGTTTTGAAAGCTAAGAATGCTCGGCTCGCTGATATGCGCCGGGCTTTTGACCGGGCGCATGGGAAATAGAAAGAGGTTTGGGAATGAAACGCACGGATGCGGATAAGGTTTCGGCCGCGCAAGAGTTGGTTGACCGGCTGCACGCACGCGCAGATGCCGCTGTCGCGGCCGGTGATGCAGATTTCGGTTTTGGGTTGCGCCGTGCGGCGTACCTGTTAGACGACATTTTGTGAGTGATGAGGAGGAGGTAGAAGACATGAGTAACCCAGGCCGCGATCATGCGGAGCGTCGGGCAGCGCAGGCTGCGGCTGCCCGTAAGCCGGAGAACAAGGCACGGTCTGTGAAGAGACCGGGCAAGGGTAATCGGAACAACTGGAAGAAGGAGGTTTGACAGTGGACAAGTCTTACGTGGTTCGGGATCGGATCCGGCGTGAGTTGGCGCACGCGCAACGGCAGGCGTTGCAGGCGGAGAAGAACATTGCTTATTACACGCGACTGTTGGAGCGTTATGAGAGCAAGGAGGTTTGACTGTGTACGTCGCTGACATGACCCTCGAAGATGCATTGGAAACGCTTCAAGACTTGGAGCATGACCTGCACCTGAAGCGCAGCGCGGGACGCACTATCCATGAGCAGTTGCTGTGGGATATCGAAGACTTGGAAGGCCGGATCGCTGATCTGACCTACGAGCCTCCGTGCCGCGAAGGTAACCACCCCTTCTGCTGTGACCCAACACGCCCCTAAAACAACCCAACAACAAACAAGACATGAGCGGGTGCAGCCCAAACGGGTGTGGCGTGTCGCTCACAACAAATTTAGGAGATATGAACATGGCATTTACCACCAACAAAGGCAAGTCCGAAATCTACATCGGCGGCACCGCCAAGCGTGGCGTGTACGGCGGTCGGTGGATCGGCAAGGGTGAGGTCACCCGCGAGTACGAAGGTTCCATCCCGGTCGGTGATATCTACAAAGGTTTGCTGGATTGGGAGCCGCTCGCGGTCCCGAATGCGAACCTGATCCCTGTGAGCCTTGACGAACCGTTCGACACCATCGTCGGCGGTCAGGCGTACAAGGTTTCGGTGCGCCCCGATCACAAAGCCATCGTCCGTTCGGACAACCACCGCTCGCTTGGCGTGTTCAAGGATGGTTACGATTCGACCGGCTACAAAGGCTTGATGCAGTGGACCCAGGACACGCTGTATGGAGGTATGACGAACTACGCCACCGGCCTGCTCGGTGGTGGCACACGGTTCTTCACACAGTTCGGTCTGGACGAAACCATGCATGACGGTAAGTCAGGTTTGGATTTCCTGCCGTTCGTGCTGTTCCAGTCGAGCCTTGACGGGTCGCTGGCTAACTCGTGGTCTGCCGGTTCGCTGATCGCGATCTGTGACAACATGTTCGCCGGTATCAAGGCATCGTCGGCTAACGCTGGCCGTCAGATGAAGCTCAAGCGCAGCCGGTACGGGCTGTCAGAGGCTCGGATGTCGGACCTGCGGTCGGTGCTGGCGGTCACAGAACTGGAAACGCAGTCGATGACTGACTTCCTGCACGCCACGGTGGAGGTTCCAGTCAGCAAGTCTCAGTTCGTCAAAGTCTTGGATGAGATCATCCCGCTACCCAAGGGTGAGGCATCGAAGGCTGCGGTGACCAAGTCCGGTAACCGCCGGGACGCGGTCACCGCGCTGTACCACAACTCCCCAATGGTGGAGCCTTGGACCGGGACCGCGTTCGGTGTCATCCAGGCGTTCAACACTTACGCGCACCACGGTCAGAGCGTTCGTGGTGCTAGCCGTGTGGAGCGTGTGTATGACCGGGTGCTGCGTGGAGATATGGCGCAGTCTGACACGGCGGTGATGGCGGCTCTGGATAAGGTGCTGGGCCGGGAGTTGCTGGCGGTCTAGCGGGTGTGGGGGAGCACCGTCCGGTGCTCCCCCTTTGACTATGAACAGAAAGGCTTAGTTATGACTCGTGAGCAATGGGCGCTGCTGCTGAACGCAGACCCTGATGAGGTTCCACGTATCGCACGTCTTATCAGAATCGAATCGGAGGTTTGGGAGTGATGCACGGCAGGCTCAGGTTCGGTTACCGGCTTGAGCAATACCAGTGGGACCAGATCAAAGAGTCTTGGGCGCGGATTGATTTCGATCCGTATGAACCTGATTGGAGAGACAAATGGTGAAGTTTTGGGTGGTGTTGGCTGTCGCAGCGGGTATCGCTGTCGGCGCGGCAGCGGACAACGTCGGGCAAGGGCCGGTGATTGTTGAGGACGATCCCCGGTGGGACTGCCGGGTTCACGGTAACAAGATTTGTGGAAAGGAATAAGAGATGAAGGTGAAGGTTGAGTTCACGGTGGAGATAGACCGTGAGACTTGGGAGTTGAACTACGGCAAGGATGAGTCTGCCGCTGAAATTCGCAGCCAGGTTCGGGACTGGGCGGTCGAGTTGTTGAACGATCAACTGGACAGGTCAGGACTCAGGTGATTGATCTGATCCTCGGTGCGCTTGGAAAAGATATGACCAAATACATAACACACATCACCGTCCACCCCGGCGAAGACTGCTTGTTCACCGTCAACTTTTACAAGGATGACGAGTACACAGGGGACGCTTGTGGTGCGGCGACGTTGGATGAAGCCATGTACATCTCTGATATGTGGGCTAGTACCGGGGGTGTTGATTGGAAGCAGTTTTACGTGTGGTTAAACAACAACCAGGAGGTATGAGTATGGAGAAGAAACTGATTGGGTATATCGGTGTGGATTCCGGCCAGGTGATGATCGGTGACCCCGGCTACCTGGACGAGTTCCAGAGCGGTGACTTTAACCCCAACCTTGAGGTTTGCGATACGGAGTTTTCGTATCAGTCAGCGTGTGAGGCTTCTTTTGCCGGTGGGGGTGTGTTCGGGCGGTTCTCAAACCTGGGCAACGCTGGTAGGGGTGTGGTTTCTTTCACCGCTCACGGGGACGGTGTTTACCCTGTGTATCAGATGACAGATAAGCACGGTGAAGTCACCGGGCTGTTCGTGGATTTCAAGTAGACAGTGTACCGACACACAGAGAGGTGATAGCTTTGACACATGCACAAACAATCAGACCGGGGGGAACACAGTGGGTAATAATAAGTACGTAATATCCATAGGGTTAATTGAGGAACTGAAGCGTAAAGGTTTCAACCAAACGCAGATCGCGGACATGTTCGATGTGTCCCGGCAGGCTGTGTCGTACCACACGGTGACCTATAACGGGTCACGTACTCCCCGGCAGGAAGTCGGGGATCATTACCCGTGGAAGCTTCCCTCGGAGATCGCGCAGCAGGGTCCGCCCCGCCGCATCCGTGACCTAGGGGAGTTCGTGGCTACCGGCGGCAAAGGTATGAGTGAGGAGAGCCTGCGCCGCCTCCGCAACTTCCTGAAAAAACTCAAAGATCAAAACCTTGTCCTTGAGTACAACCCTAACTTCCCACCGGTACAAGGTTTCGCTAACAAGGGCGGTTTCAGGTTTCAGCCTCGTCGGCCGGAAGACGGTGATCTGGTGGTGCGGGCGAACAAGTACACGCGGTTGACTCCTGAAGGTTTGATCATCTGGCGGTTCCCACCCCGCTTCCCGTGACCTTCGTCACAGTTGGTGAAACTAACGCCTACGTAGAAGGTTGAGGGCGTAAAGATAGCCGCCGCTCACCACCGCACGGCCTGGCACTGTCAGAGAACAGTGCAACTATGGTTCGCTTCCCGCCTGAACATCCCTAGGGCGGGTGCTTTAAAAGCAGAGGACTTCGAAAGGTGCAGTTCAAAGTATCCAAAATCCAGTTCGACAACACGCCGTACTTCCAGGCGCACACTTTCCAAGACGGGGAGCGTGGATGCCTGTGGGTGTACAAAAGCGTGGCGGTCAGGGAGTCAGACCTGCTGTTCAAGCCGGTCAAAGACTTCCTGACCACCTCCGCATCTGAACTGCTGATCAGCGGTTCAGTGGAGGACGAAACCATGATGTTCGGTGAAGCCGAATGGTCTGTGTATGTGATTGGAGGTTTGGAAGATGCACCGCAGTGTGTCACAGCTAAAGCTGTATGAACGGTGCCCGCACGCCTACAAGCTGTCCAGAATCGACAAGGTTTGGCAGCGGCCAGCGGCGTGGCTCGCACAAGGGTCAGCCGTGCATGAGGCAGGGGAAGCGCACGAACGCTCAGGGCGAACCCTGACCGTCGATCAAGCGCAAGACGTGTTCCGTGACTCGTATGCCACGCACATCAACGAGGCGTGCGAGGTCACACCCAACTTCCAGGTTTGGTTCAAGTCCGGCCCGTATGACGGGGAAACCGATGTCACCCGCCGATACAACATAGGTTTGGATCAAGTCGAAAAGTACATCAACTGGTACCAGACCCACCCTGAAGAGGTGATCTGGATCGCACCAGATGGAACCCCCGGTATCGAACTGGGGTTTGACATCGACCTGGACGGTGTCCCAGTGCGAGGTTTCATCGACGCAATCATCGTCAACCCTGACGGTGAAATCGTTGTTCGGGACAACAAAACCGGGAACGCACCCGGCGACGATTTTCAGCTAGCGGTGTACGCGGTGGCGTTGGCTGAGATGTACGGCATCGAACGGCCCACACGGGGGGACTACTGGATGGGGAAAGTCGGGAAACCGACGTACCCGTATGACCTGACCGGCTGGACCCGCGACAAGGTTTCACAGAAGTTCCGTGAACTCGAAGACAACATCGAAGCAGGGATTTTCGACCCGGACCCTGAACCGTCCAAGTGCAGGTTCTGTGACGTTTCGTGGTCCTGCGATTTTGCGGTCTGAATGTTGACAATGAACGGAGGGTGATGGAGTACCGCAAGAAAATAGATTTGAACCCAAACAGCGAGTACTGGTTTGTGGAGATGGGTCAACTGGATCGGCTTAACGGGCCGTCCTCGTACCCGTTCCCCACGGAGCAGGCGGCACGCCGGTTCGCGGTGAACCACAAACGGCTGTCCTACGGGCAGCGGGATGTGCAGATCAGGTTCCCTGACGGGCAGATAGAAACAATTGACGATGACGTTTAAGGAGAATAGCTATGAAAGCGGCTTTGTTGTACACCGAAAACGAAATCGTGCAGCACTTGAAGTTGACTGTGGACGAGTTTCGTAAGCAGAAATTGTCACCGGCCGGTTCGTACACACCACCCCGGTCACGTGCAATACCGCTGTATTCGAAATCAGATGTTGATCGTTTAGGAAGGAAACTTGGCTGTGGATGACGATGACAATTTGACTGTGTTCGAGATGGTGATCCGCAGGACGATTGACTCTGACGGTAACTACGGGTTCCGGGTGACCATGCCCCACCAGTTCTCATTTATCGAAGCTATGGGCATGCTCGGTGCTGCGCAGTGGCAACTGCACCAGCAGATGACAGACCGGTACGGGGGTGTGTGAGTGTACTCACCCCTGCAATCGCTGCACATCAAAGGCACCGCAGGTGACCCTCTGCCGGAAGTGTGGAAAACGCTGAGCCAGAAAGGTACGAAGTTCCTGCGAGGGCAACTGTGCCTAGTGTGCGCCGGGCCGGGTGTCGGTAAGTCAGCCATGATCCTCACCTACGCTCTGCGGGCTAACGTGCCGACGTTGTACTTCAGTGCGGACAGCGACGCTTTCACACAGGTTTCACGTTCGGTGTCCATCCTGACCGGCATGAACATGGACCGTTCCAGTGAGATGGTTCGGGCAGGCGATCTGGGTGAGGCGACAACGGAAGTCGCGGACATACCTATCCGTTTCAACTACACCGCGTCACCGTCTTTGGATCAGATCGAACAGTCCATGCGTGCTTACGAAGAGGTGTACGGGGATTACCCCGCTCTGGTGGTTGTCGACAACGTCACGAACGTCCGCACCGGAGGTGTGAACGATGACGACCCGTTCAGCGGCCTTGAGTCCCTGATGGATTACCTGCACGACATGGCCCGGTCCACGGGTGCGTGTGTGGTTGGGCTGCATCACGTCACCGGGCCGTTCAACGATGCGGATAAACCGATCCCGTTATCCGGTGTGAAGGGTCAGATCGCACGTGTCCCGGAACTGGTGCTGACGTTGCATAAACAGAGCACTGATTTCGGGCCGGACATCATGTGCGTTTCGACGGTGAAGAACCGGGCTGGTAAGGCCGACCCGTCTGGGATGGATTACATCAACTTGGATTTCACCGGGGAAACGATGCAGATAAAGGATCACGAATGAATCTTTACCAAGAAGTGATTCTTGACTTGAAATGTGGTTCCCGGAAGTTGCTGCGGAGATTCGCGAGTTAGAGCGCGAAGTTCAGGCTGCCGGACACCAAGAACCGTTCTGCCGGTGGGGTCACCGCTCCGGTGGTGAACCAACAAAGAGAGTAGGGATGCTTTGCACGTCTTGCGACTTCAAACAGGACAGCCTGTTCGACCTGCCCACTGCTTCTACTGCGACACCAGCTTGAGGTTGCTTGAAGCGAAGCTGACGAAGTTCGGGAAAGTGTCTTGCCATCAGTGCCATAAGGACTTTTGGGGGTCATCGAAATGAATCTTGATGTGCTGTTGACGTTGGCTCTATTCATCTGGATCGCGAATGTGTGTCTGATTGCCTGGGCTACCCGGTGACAAAGCGAACACCTTCCTACCGTTCGCAGGACCGGCAGCACAAACGTCGGTCCTGCATCGACTGCGCGGACGAAGGCATCACCACGATCAGGAAAGCCCCGCACCCCGGCCCACGGTGCGCGACACACCACCGGGCGAAACGGGCCGTCCGGCGGTCCAGCACACAAGAGCAAAGGTGGATGCAGGTTTATGGAATCACCGGGGACGAATACTGGGCTATCTACAGGTACCAGCTTGGACGGTGCTTCATCTGTGAACGTGCAACAGGCGCAAGGAAAAGACTCAGCGTCGATCACTGCCATGCCACAGGAATTGTGCGGGGGTTGCTGTGCAGTACATGCAACTCCAGGGTACTTGGGCACCTGCGTGACGAAGTACAAGCGTTTGAGCGGGCCATCGACTACCTGAAAGAGCCACCAGCAACAAGGATTATAGGTGAAAGGGTTGTGCCCAATTTTGACAGTGAACGGTAAGCACCGTGGGAAGTTCAATTGGAAAAAGTATTCCCGGTACAGCGGCAACCTGCGGGACTACTGGGTGGACCCTCGCCGCTGGCCGGATCACCAGAAGGAGATAGGTGACTGACTCTCTGATCGTGCAAGTGATCCACCGTTACCACCCAGGGTGGAACCCACCAGTCGACAACGGATATGACTGGGTTTCGTGTCTTTGCCCTTTCCATGACGATTCGAACCGGTCAGCGTCAGTGTCCTACAACCGCAACGCATTTCACTGTTTCGCCTGCCCAGCGAAAGGGGACGCAATCGCACTACTGAGACAGATGGAGGGTATGACCTTTGAATCGGCAAAACGAATCGCAGAAGAAATTTCTCCGGGAAGCTACCAGCCGCTATCACCAAAGCTTCCAGGGAAGTCCCGCCGACGAGCATTTGGTGAAACGCGGCCTGGGGTTGGAATCGACACGGGACAAACTGAACAGGTTCCGGTTGGGGTACGTGGCCGATCCGCTCCCTGGACATGAAATGTACCGGGGGTTCCTAGCGATCCCCTACCTGAGGTGGTCCCAGGACCACGGCTGGTCTGTGGTGTCGATCCGGTTCCGGTGCCTCAAAGATCACGAACACACCGGGCACGGGAAGTACATGACGGTGGCCGGTGACCGGCCCCGCCTGTACAACACCTTGGACTTGCTGAAGCAGTCCCCGGTAGTCGCGATCACCGAAGGTGAAATCGACGCAGTGACAGCACACATCTGTGGGATACCCACGGTGGGTGTGCCGGGTTCGCAGGCGTGGCAAACCCACTTCCGGGAACCGTTCCTGGGATACCGCGAAGTGTTCGTTCTCGCTGACGGTGACGAGGCCGGTATGACGTTCGCGCACAGCGTGGCCGGTTCGTTGCCCAACGCAAAGATCATCCCCTCACCGGCCGGTGAGGACATCAATTCGCTTGTCCTGCGGGACGGGCCGTCAGCGTTATTGGAAAGGTTGAAATGACCGTGACTGTGTTCACGCAGCCGGACTGCCGCCCATGCAAACGGGTGATCGACAAACTCACCGAAGCCGGTGTGTCACTGGATGTCATCGACATCAGTAAGGATCTGCTGGCGAAGGAGTATGTCACCCGGTTCCTGCAAGCGAAATCCACACCGATCATCGAAGCACCCGGCTTCGACGCGGTAATCGGATATCAGCCCGACAAGCTGAAGGAAATCATTGATGCGTTTCGAATTTAACTTCTCCGTGGGGATGGAGTTCCCCAAATGGGTTGAGCGGATACATGACTACGTGTGGGTAGACGAGGAGGAAGACAATGGGTGATTTCGGTTACCGGCTAGACAACGCCAAAGATGGGCAGGAGTTCACCAAGGTCATCATGGCTTTGTTCACCGACCTCGAAAAGCGTATGGAATACGAGGCGGTTGAAGATGAGTGACCCGATCAACCCGGACCACTACCAACTCCCCAACGGGTTCCAGGTCATCGACCTCACAGAGAACCTGAACTTCTGCCTGGGCAACGTAGTCAAATACGTCGCCAGGGCTGGGCGGAAATCGCCTAACCCGTTGGAGGACTTGATGAAAGCGCGGTACTACCTGAACCGTGAGATTGAGAGAGTCACGTGACAAAACGAATCGTGGTGATATCAGACACCCAACTTCCCTACGATGACCGGCGCGCACTCAAAGCACTCATCCAGTTCATAGGGGACTACCGGCCAGACGAAGTCATCCATATCGGGGATGTCATGGACTTCCCGCAGCCGTCCCGGTGGAACAAAGGCACAGCCGGGGAGTTCGAAGGGTCAGTGTTCAAAGACGCTGAGGATGCCAAACGCAGGCTGCTCGAACCCTTACGGAAGGTGTACGGCGGTCCGTTGCGGTTCCACGAAGGGAACCATGACGAACGGCCACGCACCTACCTGTCGAAATACGCACCCGCACTAGCGGAGTCCGGTGCGTTTGACATCGACACATTGCTGGACTTCAACGGGTTCGGTGTGGAACTGCTACCGGATTTCCACAAAGTAGCTCCAGGCTGGCTGACCACCCACGGGCACAAAGGTGGTATCTCACTGTCCCGGTTCGCCGGACACACCGCTCTGGGTGCGGCCACCAAGTTCCAAACCTCCGTAGTTATGGGGCACACCCACCGGATGGGGTTGACATCGCACTCGTTTGGGTTCGACAGCAAGGTCACAAAAACCTTTCACGGGTTCGAAGTCGGGAACCTGATGGACATGAAGAAAGCGCACTACCTGAAGGGTGCTGCTGGTAACTGGCAGCAGGGGTTCGGAATGTTGACTGTGGACGGGCAGTACGTCAAACCGGAACCGATCTTCATCAGCAAGGGCCGATTCACGGTCGACGGTCAAACATGGGAGGTCTGACTTGAACACAACTGAACTGAACAAGCTGTTTCGGCGGTCCGCGTCGAGTGCGTTGGCGGAATGGTATGGCAGCCAGTGGGATCGGCAGAAGGAAGCCCTGGACGATCTGGTTCAGGAACTGTGGGTTTGGTATTTGGAGAGCGCCGCGACTCAGGAGAAGCTGGATAACCCGGTCAGTTCGGCTCAGAAAATGGTTTACAAGGTTGCCTTGCAGAAGCTGGCGAGACAGACCCTGGACACAGACAACTTCCGTGGCCGGAACTTGTATTCCGTTGACGCTATCAAAGATGCCCTCCTTGGCCGGTCAACCAACAAGTACCTGTCAGGCATTCTCCCCGCCGCTCTGGAAGCTCTGGATAAACGGAACCCGAAGCAAGCAGAAGCTATTCGGTGCAGATACCAAGACGGTGACGTTCCTGTCGGAGCGGCGCAGGGGATGCTGCTGTCGCGTGCGATCCGGTCCCTAGCTGACGAAGTGAACGTCAGCTACATCACCGCACCAGTCAAAGGGGTAGGCAGCCGCAACGTGGTGTTCCCACACACCCGGAAGCAGAAAGGTGTCCACTCCGACCCGACAGGTGGCACAGCCATCGCGCTCATCGAAAACCCGCACGTCCGTGACCAATACCTCGAACGGACACGGTGGTTGCAGATAGACGAAGGTGCAGCCGCTGAACCCGTCTTCGACCTGGGTAACGGTGTCAAGTATCGGGCCACCGGGACAACAGCACGGCTGCTGAGGAACTACCCGGAACTGATCGAACCGTTCGTGGAAACGAAACGTAAGGAACTGTTCGAGTGAACATCATGGATCAGATTTTCAACCGGATGGGTAGGTCGGAAATGTATCGGGGAGAGGTGTTCCCGGAACTGTTCCCCCACCAGAAAAAGATGCTGATCGAACAGTGGTCAGTGGAAGACCGCGAAATGTATTGCGGCGGAATGTATACGAAAGGGTATAAGTGACAGACGTTAATTGGGGTCCGACCGGGGAACTGGTTTACAACCGCACCTACAGCCGGGTCAAACCAGACGGCACAAAGGAGACCTGGCCGGAAACGGTGCAGCGGGTGGTCGACGGCAACCTCGCGTTGGTCGACAAGCGTTACCAGCTTGAAGACGAACGCCAACAGTTGATCGACATGATGCTGGACTTCAAAATCCTGCCAGCAGGACGGCACCTGTGGGCATCCGGTGTGAAGAACGCGCAGCACCTGTTCAACTGTTGGGTGGCCGGTTGGACATCCAACCCGTCCGACCATTTCGAGTTCACCTTCATGAGGTTGATGGAGGGTGGTGGGGTTGGGGCTAACTACTCCAACTCAAACCTGAACGGGTACCCGCCGATCCGGCACTCGCTGCAAGTTCACATCGTCTGCGACCCGGAACACCCGGACTACCAGGAGCTTGCGAAAGCCGGTCTGCTGTCCATCGACTACGACTCCGATTGGGCTGGGGCGTTCCAGATCGAAGACAGCCGGGAAGGTTGGGCTGCCGCACTCACCGATCTGATCGACACCCACTTTCGGGACGAAGCTGTACATACGCAGCGTGTGTACGACGTGTCACGTGTGCGGGCTGCCGGGGCGAAGCTGAAGACGTTCGGTGGTAGGGCTTCCGGGCCTCAACCGTTGGCGAAGATGCTGATCGAAGTATCTGGTGTGTTGGGTTCCCGCGCAGGCTCATACCTGGACGGTATCGGGGCTATGGAAATCGACCACGCTATCGCACAGTGCGTGGTTGCCGGTGGTGTACGGCGCTCAGCCCGTATGGCAATGATGCACTGGGCTGACCCGCAGATCGAAAAGTTCATCGACATCAAACAGGAAAGCCTATCGCACTGGACAACCAACATCAGTGTGGAAGTCGATGAGGACTTCTGGTACCAGGCGAAGCAGGGGCACGCCTGGACGGCTGCCAAGGTGTTGAAGGCTATCTCACGCGGCATGGTGAACAACGGTGAACCAGGCTTCTGGGATTCCAGCCTGTCCAATGTCGGTGAGCCTAACCGGGTGGAATGCACCAACCCGTGCGGGGAAATCACGCTGCAAGCGTGGGAGCCGTGCAACCTCGGGCACGTCAACCTCGCCGGGTTCGTGGACAAGC